ACCCCCTCAACCTTGCGAGGTTGATTGTGCCCGCGGTTTCCGCGGGCGTGGTACGTCCCACGCTCCAAGCGTGGGGGTTAGGTTAAGGTTGATAACCTCAAACTGCGTTTTGGATGCTTTAATTGTAGTCTTAAGGCAATCCATCGCCTCTTCCTTACGAACGTGGACGTTCCATGAAGTGTGGAGAAGTGCTAAGCACAGATCCCACCTCTTGGAGCGAGTGAGACGTTCGAGCTGACATAAAAGTCGTCGGCGCGGAAGAATGTATGGATTGTCGCTAACGGCAAGACGAACCGCAGCCAGGTTCCTTCCCTGTGCAGCGGCCAGATAGCCTGAGACGCGACGTGCTCTGTTGTAGAGCTCGTGGCGAATCTCCTTTCTGGTCCGCTTCGCAGGGGGCCCGCGCACGGCAGCATGCTTCGCATTCCACGCAGCATTTTGCATCCGCTGGCCCTCGATCAAGACTTTATCGGTCGAGATCGTGTTATGACCTGGCGTCGGTTCGAGCAGTCTCAATCGAGAGCGCAAGTTGGTTATCTCGTCATCGTCACTAGTTTTAGTGGTACGTCGGGTCAAAGATAATGGCCCGAATTTGATGTACGAGATCACGGTCTCTACCGTGGCCTTCCCGATACCTCCACCTCCCGATCCGAAAGGACCCGGGATGGTATCGCGGAAGGCGAACCGACTTGACACTCTCCGCGCTAGACCAGACAGGATTTCACCCCTGTGTCCTCTTTGGAGGGGGTCTACGACGGAGAGCTCATTGAACTGCGCTCTTGCCTTAGCCGCTGTGGCTTCGCCAATACGAAGCAACGCTTGCGACCTGGCAACCGTGCCGCGACGTCTCACGAGACGTTCGCAGAAAACGCCGTATCGTTCACTCCGGAACGATTTACTGGTGTTTGGCACCAAGCCCATAAGCCGCAAGTTGTCTTCGTACGCGTCTGCCACTCTCGAGGGCCACAGTCCGATGAGATCATCGCCACATACGGCGAATGACTTCTTCGAGGCACCCGACAGGTAAGCACAGAAGGCGTTTACGACGCACAGGACGAACCATCCTGGGCCGAGACCCATCAGTGCCCCGCAACGAGAGATGAACTTTGGATCATCCTTGTTGGTCGGGTCCTCGATCTCGTGAAAGTTGATCACTCCGTTAAGCGCATCGTCCCACCATTCTGGTTTTCCAGTGATGGCGGTGACGGTGTTCAAGACGAAGCGACTCAACTCGATCGAGATCGGATCAGTGCTCTTCGAGAGATCAGCTGAATAAACGATCTTGGGATCTGCATCCCAGATCGCCGGTGCAACCAGTTCAATCTCGTGGTTCCGCAAGATGTCCTTGGTGACTGCGAACCCCTTCAA